CATGGACAACATCATTCAATTAAATATTAATCAGGAATCAGAAGACAGTGTCAGTTATGAAGTTGACCCTGAGACAGGAGAAGTAGAAGTTTCTTTTAGTCCAGAGGGTGAAATGTTTGAAATGGAGATGGAAGTAGGTTTTGATGTAGAAGGTTTCTACGATAACCTAGTTGATACTCTTGATGAAGACACTCTAATTCAAATTGGCGCAGAAGTCTATGATAAGTTTGAGGCAGATAAAGCATCTCGTTCAGAGTGGGAGTCCATGTTTGAACGCGGATTTGATTTGCTTGGCCTAAAGCTTGAAGAAACTACAGAACCTTTTGAAGGTGCAGCAACCGCTGTCCATCCTTTGCTGATTGAGTCAGCAGTTAAATTCCAGTCACGCGCATCCCAAGAACTCTTTCCTTCCAGTGGTCCAGTCAAAACCCAAGTTCTTGGAGATGCTACCGTGGAGCGTCAACGGCAAGGTAACCGTGTACAAAACTTTATGAACTATCAACTTACTGAGCAAATGCCTGAGTACTTTGATGAGTTTGAACGTATGCTGTTTCACCTGCCGTTGATAGGCTCTGCATTTAAGAAAGTATATTTTGATGGTTCAGTAGACAGACCAGTAAGTGAGTTTGTACCTATTGACCAGTTCTATGTGTCTTACTACGCCACAGACCTACGCCGTGCTGACCGCTATACTCATGTACTATACCGTAGCCCAAGAGAAATAGCAGAAGGTATGGTATCTGGTATGTATGCAGACATAGACCTTCCAGACCCTTACAACCCAGAACAATCCGCTTTGACTGAAAAGATGGACACGGTTCTTGGGTTGTCTCCTTCTTCAGACCTTGACCAGCAGTATGTATTACTAGAACAACATTGTTATCTTGAACTAGAAGACTATCCTACTGCTTGTCCGTATATTGTAACTATTGAAGAAAGTTCACAGAAAGTATTGTCTATTAGACGTAACTGGAAAGAAGAAGATAAAAATAGAGAAAAGAAAATGTTCTTTACTCACTATCGTTTTGTTCCGGGCTTTGGTTTCTATGGTCTTGGTCTTATTCACTTCCTTGGTAACCTTACTATGTCTGCTACTGCAGCTATGCGTAGCCTTATTGATGCGGGTCAGTTTGCTAACCTTCCCGGTGGCTTTAAAGCCAAAGGTGTACGTGTAGTAGGAGACAATGACCCTATTGCACCGGGTGAGTTTAAAGAAGTAGAAGCAACAGGTATGGACTTGTCCAAGTCTATTGTACCTCTTCCATATAAAGAACCATCAGGTACTCTTTTCCAAATGATGCAGTTTACTGCGGCGGCAGGTCAAAAGTTTGCTGATACAACAGAACAGGTAATTACTGAAGGTTCTAACTATGGACCAGTAGGTACAACTATGGCATTGCTAGAAGCTTCTAGTAAGTTCTTCTCAGCTATTCATAAACGATTGCACAAATCACAAAAGGATGAATTTAAAATCCTTGCACGTATTAATTATGAAAGCCTACCTAATGAATATCCTTACGATGTTCCGGGTATTTCTGAAAACGTATTCCGTAAAGACTTTGACGGACGTGTGGACGTTGTTCCTGTTAGTGACCCTAACATTCCATCTTCTGCTCACCGTCTTATGATGACACAGATGGCAATGCAGTTGGCACAGACATCACCACCAGGAATGTTTAATATGGAAGAACTAAACCGCACACTACTTAACGCGGCTAATATTCCTAACCTTGATAGAATTCTACCTGACAAACCACAGGCACAGCCTCTTGACCCTGTTACAGATATTGAAGCAGCAACTAAAGGCTTGCCTATTAAAGCCTTTGCAGGACAAAACCATGATGCACATATTCAAATTAAGACTATGTTTATGCAAGACCCAGCAAATGGTGGTAATCCTATTATGCAGCGTGTAGCACCTATTCTACAAGCTAATATTCAGGAACACGTAGTAATGAAATATCAGGAGCAAGTCAATGGTGTAACTAGACAAATGATGACAGAAGCCCCAGAAGGTGACCCGAATGCTCAGAACCCTGCAGTCATTGAGCAGGTAATGGTAGCCGCTGCACAACAAGTTATGCAAGCTAACCAAGCCGCTGCACAAGCAGGACCATCACCAGAACAAGCTATGGTTCAGATGGAAGCTGAAAGGTTGAATATTGAAAAACAAAAAATTCAGGCACAGCTTGCTAAAGAAGCAACAGAAGGTGCGCTTAAAAATCGTGACCTTGACTTAAAAGAACAGAAGCTGGCATTGGATGCATATAAAGTAGGAGCAGAGAATACTCTGAAAGCTGATGAAAAAGAGAAAGATAGAAATTCAAAGGCGGCTATCAAGGCAGTTGAAGTCCTTGCAGACCTCATCAAGCAAGAAGAAGGTGCCAAAAACACCGAAACGCTTAAAGCGGCAGACATGATTACTAAACTTATCTCTGACGCTAAGAAGGGTGTATAATGCTCTGGGAAGAAATTGATAGAATATTGCAAAAAGAAATGGATGCAGTAAAGAATTCGCTTGCATCTGGAGCCGCTTCGGATTATTCTTCGTATATGAGTTCTGTTGGTCGCATCTCTGGGTTAGAGTGGGCAAGAGCAGAAATTAAAAATGTAGTTAATCAAATGATATATGAAGACGATGAGGAGTAAAAATGCAACAAGTTGCTATGAGTAAATCAATTCTTAATGATGCTTGGAATAATAATGAGGAAGTTCCAGACCCAGATGTGCTTCCTATTATTCCGGGTTACCATATTTTAGTACGCCCTGTTTCTGTTAAATCAGAAACCAAAGGTGGTATTATTCTACCAGATTCTACCAGAGAAGATATCTCTTACCTTACTACTGTAGGTAAAGTACTTCGTATTGGTAAGGATGCCTATGCTGATGAAAAGCGTTATCCAAACGGTGCGTGGTGTCAGGAAGGTGACTATGTGTGTTATGGTAAACACTCTGGTCAAAAGTTTCTCTATAAGGGTGTACGTCTTATTCTATTGTTGGATGACCAAATTTCTATGGTTGTCTCTGACCCTAAAGAACTAGACCCTACATATAATCTAGCACACTAATGTCAAAGTCTAACAATACCTTAATCACTAAGTCTTTTGAACGCCCTAAGAAGCGTAGACCCGGTGTACATAAGAAAAATGTTAATAAACGTAATAAACCTAAAAATTTCTTTGGGTAAACTATTGCGTATGCTTTGCTTATAATGTATTATAAATCAATTGCGTAATTCGTCATATTCGCAACTGACGTAAAAGGAGTATTAAATGTCTGAAGAATGGACAACGGTTGACACTTCCCCCGCCGTAAAAGAGGAAGAAAAAGTTGAGTTTGAAATTGAAGGTCAAGAGGAACAAGTAGATGCTCCTATTGAAGTTCAACAACAAGTTGAAAAAACTGAAGAGACTAAAGCATCGGCTGCGCCTGAAACAGGTGGAAGCCCGGAGCAAGAAGAACCTCAGTCTGGCGCACAAAAACGAATCCGACAACTCGTAAAACAGAAGAAGGAACGTGAAGAACAGATTCAGAATCTGGTTGCACGTCAACAAGAACTTGAAGAACGACTAAAGGCTCAACAGCAGGAACTAAAAACTTCATTAGAAAAAAGTTTTGAATCTGCTGAAGAACAAATTAATAGTCGTATTGCTATGGCTAAAGATGCTTATAAACAAGCACTTGAGTCAGGAGATACTGACCGTATTGTACAGGCTCAAGAATTTTTGAGCAATGCACAAAATGACTCAGCATCGCTGAAGTTTGAAAAGCAATACAGACAACCACAGCAGGAGGTCCAAAGACCACAACAGCAACCACAAGGGCAGCATCCACAACAAGCTGCTCAGTATGATAGAAATGCTGTTGAATGGGCTGGACGAAATCCGTGGTTTGGACAAGACAACGTAATGACTACGCTTGCTCTTGAGACAGATGCGGAATTAAAAGCGGAGGGGTATGACCCTTCTGATGAAGATTTTTATCAAGAGATTGATTCACGTCTTCGTAGTAAGTTTCCAGAACGGTTCGCTACGCAGACTGAAACAGTACAACGCCAGCAGGAAGCGTCAACTCCTGCCCAAGTGGTAGGTGGAGCATCACGCACTTCATCAGCCTCATCTGGTAAGAAGGTACGTCTTACTAAAGAAGACATCCGACTTGCTGAAAAGTGGGGTATATCATTGGATAAGTATGCAGCCGAAAAGCTTAAAGTAGAAAAAGCTGACGGTGAATATACTACAGTTTACAGTTAATAGCGTGGAGGAAATTAAAATGGCACGTAATACCACAACATCACGTAGTGTAGAGTCTCGTGAACTCAATACAAGGGAACAGTTTGAAGAATATCGTGAGCCTAATATGCTTGATATTCCAGACGAAACTAAAATCCGTTTTGCAAATGAGGGCTTGACCCTTCGTTGGATACGTATTAATCTTCGTGGGCAAGACGATTACAAAAATGTCGGTAAGAAAATTCAAGAAGGCTGGCAGTTTGTATCTGTAGATGAGGTTCCTGAGATGCAACACACTTCCTTCGTGAGGGAAGAAGGACGATATTCGGGAGCAGTCTGTCGTGGAGACTTGGCCCTAGCGAAAATGCCATTGGCTAAATCGCAAAGTCGTCAACGGTACTATGAGAATAAAAGCCATGAGATGGTTGATGCAGTTAATCAACAGCTTATGGGTCAAAATGATTCTCGTATGCCAATTCGTAATACAAGTAAATCTAGTGTTACCAAAGGACGTACTCCTAAATTTCAGGATTAAATAATTTGGTAAGTGCAATTTTAAAATGGGAGAAATAATATGACTTCAACTAAAGCGTTGAACGGCTTCCGACCTTCTCGTAAACGCGGTAACAACCCGAACAACCAAGGCACTAATGAGTACCCAATTGCTTCAGGCTACGCTGCTAACATTTTTACAGGCGACCTCGTCCGTATTAATGCAGGGAATGTGGAAGTTGTAACCACTGTAACAGAAGTAGTCCAAGGTGTATTCATGGGCTGTCAGTATGTTGCAAACGGTGAACAAAAATGGAGCAAGTACTGGCCTGCATTAACATCTGCAACAAATGCGAAAGCTTTGATTGCTGATGATGCACGTGCAGTATTTGAAGTACAAGCCGATGCGTCTGTAACTGCAGGTGACCTGTATGGTTCACAGAACTTTGCTGTAACTCTTGGTTCAGGTTCTACCTTCACAGGTATCTCTGGTCATGGTATTGCCGCTGCAACTCGTACATCTACGATTGCAATGTGTCGTTCTATTGATGCAGTTGATGAGCCGGGTAACGATGTAGATGTAGCCGCTGAGAATGCATTTCTCAAGCTAAATGTACGTCTGGTACAGCACACTGACAACTTCCACGATGCAATCGTGACTGCACCTACATCAGGTGCGGACCCATCATTCTAAGTAAAGGGAGAATAATAAATGGCTATTAATCGCGCAAGTATTGCAAAAGAGCTACTCCCCGGTCTTAATGCCGTATTCGGCATGGAGTATGGGGAAGTTAGTGACGAACACGCACCTCTGTTTGAAACAGAAAATTCAGACCGTGCGTTTGAAGAAGAAGTATTGTTCACAGGATTCGGTACTGCACCTACTAAAGGTGAAGGTTCTGCCGTATCTTATGACGATGCACAGGAAAGCTACACAGCACGTTACACACATGAGACTATCGCACTTGCATTTGCAGTGACAGAAGAGGCAATGGAAGACAACCTCTATGACACATTTGCAAAGCTTCGTGCGCGTGGTCTTGCACGTGCAATGGCGAACACCAAGCAGGTTAAAGCTGCAGACGTGTTCAACAATGGCTTTAATGCTACGTATGTAGGTGGCGATGGTGTTCCATTGTTTTCTGCATCACACCCAACCATTGGTGCTGGTAATCAGTCAAACTACATTGGTGCTACTGACTTGTCAGAAGCTTCACTTGAGTCTGCATTGATTTCAATCTCAAAAGCAAAAGATGACCGTGGTATTTTGATTGGTCTGCAAGCTAAGTCTTTGCATATCCCTTCAGACCTCGCATTTACTGCTGACCAGATTCTAAACAGCACAATGTCAACAACAATCGGGGTAAACCCAACAACTGCAGCAAACGGTGCGACTAATGTTAATGACATTAACTCAATCCGTAATCAGGGTCTTGTACCAGGTGGCTTCTACGTAAACCGCCGCTTCACAGATACTGATGCTTGGTTCTTGAAAACCGATTGTCCAAACGGTGCGAAGATGTTTGTACGTGCTGGTCTCCAAACTAAAATGGAGCCTGACTTTGATACTGGTAACCTCCGGTTCAAGGCACGTGAGCGTTATTCATTCGGTTGGTCCGATTGGCGTTCATTCTTCGGTTCAGATGGTGCTTAATTAGCAACATCATAAAAACTTAAAAAAAGAAGAGGGATACTATTTCGTATTCCTCTTTTTTTATGTATAATAGGAATAGTCAAAAAAACTAATAACTAACTAATTAACAACATGAGGTTACAATGGCTACAAATATACGACAGGGTTTCGTAACAGGCAGCGGTGCTGTACTGGATACAACCACAAATACTACAGTTGCAGATACTCGCATTAAAGGAATTACTTATTCTGGTGTAGGTACATTTA